TACTTGATGGACAGTTCAGACGTTAATAAAAAAAGGGAGCTGGTAAAACAGCTCCCAAGATACAGAGCGCAATTATCTATATCTATTAATTAACTGATCCAATGGTATGTCGCTTAATTTACCACCTGCCAATGGGTAAGTATCACGCCTTTGTTGCATGCCCATATTCATGCGGTCTTGTGTCGCTCTGGCTTGTGCTTCGCCTGTTAAGCGTTGGTAATTTTCTTCTGGGCTTAATAAAGCATCCCTTTCTTTTAAAAAAGTATCTGGATGATGTCCGCTTAAAGCATAAGACTCAGAAAAATATTCAGGCTCTCTACCTATCTTCTTTATAAATAGCTCTTTTGCTGATTTAATATCGCCTGTGTGCATATACATTCTTGTAAGAATATTAGCATCACCTAGTAATTTCTTTTTTTCAGATACATCTGGAAACATGCCAGGACTTCCACCTCTCGTCCATCCTTCTTTTTCTTGAACAGCGTGTTGTAATTCATGCAATGAAACCGACTTACCTTGATTCATAGCCTCATGACCAAATGTAATAACTTTATCTTTTGGATCAAAAGATGCGCCTCTGTATTGCTCACTTGGGTAATGCAAGGCCGACAGACTTTCTAAATCTGGGTATTCTTTTTGCAAATTATTATGATTCAATGCGTCATATATTGGCATTTCTTGTGCGCCATAAGCATCTAAAGGCGCATTATTTAAATTAAACTTAGCACCACTATCATCAATCTCACTAAACAAAGATTTATCAGGCATACGGCCTATCAAATGATCTTTCCATACTTGGGCAGGGTCAACACCTGCGTTTAGCATTTTCTCAGCTTCAGCAGCTTTTACAGGATTCCAATTTGCAGCATTTTTGCCTATAAATGTTAATGCCATCCCACTCATACCCATACCATTTCCTAAAGCCCATTCAGCTAACTTCTTGCTGTATTCTTGGCTTTTAGCATCTTGAGTATTAGTAAACTGTGGTGGAACAAGATTTTCAAGTCCTTTAGTAACATTTGATGCTACAGCCGTGTACTTTGGATTATTGTTAAACAACTGACCATAATCTTGTCCAGCAGATTTTAAACTATTAACTATCTCCTCTAATGTCATTGGCGATTCTCTCTAGCTTGATACAATAAATTACCAGTAAGTGTTGGATCAACATTCAAGTAGTCAAACATACCTTTTAACTTTTTAGATGTTTTTGTTACAGGTTTTGATAATAAACCAACGCCATAAGCTGCCTCACCCATCAATCTAGGTGATTGTGCCATAAGCATAGGCACAGCCAATGGTGCGCCACCAACAGCATAACTTCCTATACCTGTTAAGCCAGCGTTTGCAAGACCTCTTGGCGTCCATGAGTTAAGTGCTTGACCTGCTATTGCAGAAGTAAGTTCATTCCTCCCTTGATCTTCTAAAGTTTTAAACAAATCAAGTCTGTTTCCATAATTAGTGTTTACATTATTACGCATTAAAGACTGTAATTTTCTCATTGCTGTATCTGGATTGCCAGACTGCTTTAATGAGAATGTACGCTCTATTTCATTGATTAAATCAGATGCCTGCGAATAATCTTTCATCACTTTTGAATAAGCTGGAGCTTGATTTGTTATCTCATTCTTAACGGAATCATAAAGATTTTTTGCAACCATTCTTGCAGTCTTTTCTTCATACGGAATTGACTCTTGTATCCCACCAATTCTTTGCTTAAGCGAATCAAGTCCTAATGGCGTATGAAACTCAGCAGGGTCTAAATCTTTCCAAGTATTAATCTCATTGGCTATCTTATTAAAAGCAGTAAAAGCAACATCATTCTTTGGCTTGCCTTTAAATGTTATCTTGTCATATGTATTGGCTAAAGTGTTGTCTATTTTATTAAAATCTAATACTGATTTATCATTAGTTATTCCAACCATTCCTTGTTGATATTCTGCTGCCTTTCTTGCTGCCATATCATCAACATTTTGTTTTGCCATATCTAAAACATCTTTCATTGGAACATTGCCACGCATGTTACCCAAGAATGTTTCAGCCATCTTTCCACCTTCAGCTCCTGCCCTAGCTGCTGTCTTTAAACTTTCTCCACCTGTATGCGTACCAGTTCCACCGATTACATTAGCAAGACCTTCACCAAATGAAGGTGCTACATTAACCGCTATTGATAGCGGATCAACAATACGTCCTGCACCTGCTACAACATTGCCAACCTTAGTCAAAGCTGGAATCTTTGAAGCTAAAGAGCCTCCACCAGTTAGCACTGTTGAGAAGTCAGCTAATACGCTGGCAGGATCAGTTGCCAGTGCTTCCTTAAAGTTTTCAGGATTTGTATATCGTGATTTATAAAAGTCTACAACAGCGTTTAATTTTGCAGGGTTATTGCGTGTACTTTCTGGCATCATTTGAACAATAGCATCAGGAAGCACTTTCTGAAGTGCAGCATTGCCTAAATCTAAAACGCCTTGTGCTGTATCAATAGGATGTAAAACGCTAGACACAACGTCACCAGCTACACCAGCAATAGAACCTGGAAGATTAGAAACACCTCTTGTTGCTACCTTTAACCATGACTGTGGTTTGTTTTCTTGTACGGCAGGTGTTGATGGTATTGTTTTTAATGGCAGATCATACTTATCAGGCGATACCCAACCATTACCATTCCAAACATTACCTCCTAATGTGTCACCAGCTTGCAAATTAGTTTCTTCAACTTGCTTTCCACTATAATCAGTTCCTTGTGCAGCTAATTCTTTTGCAAACTTTGTGGCATACTCTGTATCGCCTCTTTGTTGCGCTAGATAAAATGCTTTTTGTAAATCACTATAGGAACTCATGGTTTTTCCCCTATTGATTTTAAATAATCAGTATGCGATAAATTAGAGTTTTCTGTTGATGGAGTATCTAGTCCAGATTGCATTTTAAGACCTTGCATATATTCTTTTCTTGATGCTTCTTTTTTAGCTATTTGCTCTTTATCATCACCTGGTTGTGCAAAATATTGCCTTCTCCATGTTGGATATTCTTCATCTTTAATTGCTCCACCTGACTTATCACGACCAAAGTTTTCAATCCATGTATCCATTAACCTTAAATAATCTTGAGTTTCAGGTGTCATATTTTTCTTTGCATAAGCACCTACCATTGATCCAACTGTACCTTGCATCTCAGATAATTTTGCCAATGCTGTATTATCTAATGTTATTTCAGTTGGATCATATTTGTTTGTTAAATCTTTTATTTGACTCTCAATAGCTTTTTCTTGCATTAAATTTGAGCCAATCTTTCTTTGTGTATCAGTTAGAGTAGGTGCTTTACTAATAACACTAATAGCTCCTTGTGGATTAACTTGTGCAACATCTTTTTCATTAAGACCAATTTCTTTGTTTTGAGCTGGTGTTAATATATTACCCATAGCACCAGTAGCACCTGTATTGATATTAATACCACCATCTGCTTTGTACGGTTCGCCAACTGGTACAGGTTGGTTATTAGCATCAAGATAAAAATTAACTTTGTAACCAGGCTTATTAGGAACACCCATAGAATGTAGAGCAGGTTGAGGAGTTGGTTTTGACAAGTTAGTCATCATATCAAAACCTTGAGATGCTAAAACCTTATCAGGAACGCCAGCAAGACCAATAGCAAAATCTTCTAAACTTCCACCTCCACGCAATCCAGTTCCTTTAGTTGGTAGTACAGCACCTCTAAATGGTGTTGGAATGTTATTACCTGGTGTTCCTTTAGTTCCAATTAACTCCTGCAATTTTGCAAAAGAATCTTCTTGTTGCTTTTCTTGTCGTCTATTAGCAGAAGCCTGAGCCAACTCACTTAAACTAGGAGGAGTCCAGTATTGTCCTTGGTCAGATAATCTTGCAACAGGTTGGTTAGTGCCTTGCATTAGATATGAAAGCATCTCACCAAGCCCTGCGCTTGAATTTTGTTGAGGTTGTTGTCGCTGGACAATATCACCTCTTAACATATCGACAATATTAAATGCCACTACGCACCTCCCATTAATCTTCTAAATAATGACATCATATCTTCGTTTGGATGAATAGCACCAGGCATTTGAGGCATAGTAGCTTGTGGAATACCTGTCTGTGGAAGCTGTGCTACACCGACAGAAGTCATTGGTTGTCTTTGTTGTTGAGGTTGTTGTTGCATAACCTGTTGCATCATTTGACCATACATAGGATTATTAGGTTGTGCAGAAGCCAAACCAACAGAAGTATCTATTGGTTGTGCAAACTTCTGCCAGTTTCCTCCTCCTTGTTGTTGGCCACCTTGTTGCTGACCACCTTGTTGTGGCTGTTGTTGCATGTATTGATTAAAAGCATCAGTTGGATTTTCTAGTTTATTACCAAAGTTACTAGCCTGACTTCCAAGGTTCTTTAATATACTATCCCACAAACTTGACTCACTCATATTAACCTCATAAAACACTTACGCCAGCATTAGCACCTTTGGCATTTGATTTTCCAGAACTACTGCCTGAACTCAATACTGTTGGTGATCCTAAAGCATTTGCATAGTTACTAATATTTTGCCAAGGCATCATACCTGGTGCAAACGCACCCATACCAAGATTTTGCATATTTTGACCCATACCTAAAGCTCCAGTAGAAACGCCTTGTTGCTGTCCTAGCATGTTTGACATTAATTGCTGTCTGGCAAGAGTTCCTTGATCTGCTTGTTGTGCAATGTTAAGTTTATTTTGTAAGTCCTTATCAAAAGTATTGTAACCAACATCTGCTAAATTCTTTTGCAGGTTGCTGTTAATATCATACATGCCTTGAGAAGTAGCTGTACCATGTCTTGATCCACCAGACATGCCTGAAGCTGCTGCCCTTGCATCAAGATTAGATAGCATATTAGCAGTTGCCCTATTAGCATCAGCAGTATAACCAGCTTTCATTGCATCAGCATAGGTATTCCCTTGTCCACCCATCATCTGAGCATAAATGCTTTGTGTGTTAGTTGGAGCATTTAACGATTGTTGTAATGACTCAGAAAGTCTATTGGCATTATCCATGCCTTGATATACACCACCACCTAACTGGTTTTGCCATTCAGGCATTGCTGCTTGGCTGGTTTGGTTAATGTAATCTTGCGCTCCACCCATCTGCTGATTAATGGTGTTTCCAACATTACCGTAAGTGCCTGCTGCTGCATTGTACATTTGAGTAAGTGCATCAGATTGCCACTTTGGTATTTGTTGTTGGAACTGACTTTGATTACTTGAACTACTTTGTTGACCGCCTCCACCTGCACTAGCCATGATAATCCCCTTATGCGAAAGTGTTGTTGAAGCCGTCTATCCACGCCTGATAAGCAGGAACGCCAGCGGAAAATGGGTTAGTGCCAATAAGCAAACCTGTTTGAGCAGCCCTACGACCATCGCCCCATGCTTCATTTAATTTAAATGAGTTTTTATATATTTTGCCAGCCATGTTATTCCCCTAAATCTAATTTAACGATTGTTGATATTTTTTGAAAACCCATAGCGTTAAGATACTTAAGCCATCCATCTCTAACCGCACAACCTCTGACTTCTGTGCAATTTAAGTCTTTTGCTATTGCTCTCATTACAAGCACATATTGTTCAAACCAATTATCCATCTCACTGCCACCAATAAGATTTATAAATAACACACGCAATCCTGTGTCAAATACTCTTACCTCTAATGTATGTACAGCAATAACTTGATCTTTATTACAAATAAGTAAAGCCATTTCTCTACCAGATAATAAAGATGCCTTAACACCTTCTAATGTTACTTCATCATTAGCAAGTGATATTACTCTTTCCAAATGTGGAACAATCTTATCCCACAGAACTTCTACTAATGTTGGTGGTAATGCTACTATATTATAATTATTCATTGTGCTACATAAGTCATTGTTACTACATTAGATGCAGTTGATGGTCTTGTTGGTGAAGTTCCTGCTGCGTATGCCTGTATAGTAACAGCAGCGTGTGTTGTAGACCACCAAATTTCAACATATTGACCTGCTGTCAATCTAACAAAGAAGTTCCATCCTTTAATATCATGATAAGGATCACCAACGCTTTTTCTAGCTGGAAGCCCTAATAGTCCTGTAGAACCTACAACATCTACACCGTTAATTCTTAGCCATACACTAACATCTTGTGGAGCAGAATCATTATTTTGAAACTGAGTGCTGAACTGCAAATTATATAATCCACTATATGCAACTGTTATCCTTGATCCACTAACCATACTGACATTGCTACTATAATCAGTAGTATTAAATGTCATAGCATTAGCTGTGTTAGCTGTTACCGTATGTGAAACTGTATCTTCAAACGCACCATAAGGAGCAGATGACATTGATGATAGCGATGTCCAACCATATGATGTATAAACCCATGCGCCTTCATAAGTAATGCTTGGCAAAATAGCATTAGCAAAATAGTAAATCTTGCCGATATGTGGCTTGGCTGGTAGTGCGGTCAATATACTTAAATTACCCAGATCATCAGCTTTGTAGTTGACTGATGTTAGTTGCCTTACTAAATACTCTTTAAGTTCTGGTGTTGTTGTAAAGGGAGGTTGTTCCATTATTTACTACCTTCATAATATTTACCATTTGGTGCATGTAAGAACGTACCTTTCTTTTCCTTAGTATTAAAATAGGTAATCAAATCTTTTATTGGCGTGTTTTGTAAATTAAATTGTGATGGTTCAAAACTCCATCTATCCATGCCACCTTTTTGCCAAACACCACCTTGCATATCAGGTGCAGAATAAGGACTAAAGCTGCTAAAAGTTATGTGGTTAGGTAGTTTAAACTCATCTTTTAAATGACCACCATTATCTAAATAATCTTGTATTGATTTATATGGAGGAGGCACACCATACTTTTTAAGATAACTATCAAGTCCATAATCAGGATTTTCTGCTGTAGGTTTATCAATCTGACCAAGCAGTTGAGCTATTAATGTGCTATCCATTATCTTACCCCATTAATTACATATTCTATATCCAAACCACTTAAAGTAAATGGCAATAAACCCGTTGACTTGATACGCCATGACAAGAGCTTTCCGGTAGTTCTAATATCAACCTTTCGCATGGTCTTAGGATTAAAAAATACTTCAGGCTTCCAGCGTACTGCGCCACCTACAAAGTCCTGTGATCCTAATTGTATACTAACTGATTCATTAGATGTTAAGTGTGGATATACACTTTTTGTAGTGGTAACTACTTCCTGCCCTTCTAAGGCAAAACTAAGCCGTTCTAGCAACGTATTTTGAACAGTAGTGTTATCGTCCAGCTCTAGTGAAACTATTGCACTATTGACGTTATTTGTACTTACAACAGTCTTAGAGAATACCGATGTTGGATCATATGTCCAAACCCTTGAAGATGTGTCCCAAGTATCAGATGTATTGCTCCACAATAAAGGCACAGCAAGATTAACGCCAAATGCTAAACCTGTTGTAGTGTTTGGTATATTACGAATTGATGTAGTGCCGTCAACATAGTTAAATATAAACGCAATGTTAGGTAATGTATTACCTACTTCTGGCACACAGAACCAAATCTCTTTAGTAATCGGATTTGTTAAAGCAAATGAATTAGCATAATAAGTAGAGTCAATGTTTGTTGTTAATCGTGTTTTTAATTGTTTATTTAAAATAGACTGTATAGAGTTACCGTCATTAGATAGTATGTCACCATCAGATAAGAAGTAATGAACGCCATTAGCTTCTGCTAAACAGTTTTTAGCCAGCAAACCGTGATTAGACGACAATACCTGACGTTGCCAAACAAACTCACCACCAACATAATTTAATATATTGATGCCTCGCTCTGAATAAAGTACAAAAGCATCACGCAGTGTCTTGCCATCAATCAATGCGCCCATATCACCACCAATAGATGCCTTTCCAGCTATAGATGCTAAGTCTGTTTCGTCCCATGTATAAGGCAGACCATTAACATCAGCAGGATGACTCCAACGGTACGTTGATGGCAAAATAGTTCCAGCTTCTGAAAGATTTAAGGCAAATAAGAAGTCTTTATGCGAGCGTATAATATCTGCACTGTATCCCATTGCTTGCCAAGTGCTACCAACTTTAAAGTTAAGCGGTTGAAGTATCTGTGCGGTTTGCTGTGGCGACCAATATTCTGGATAATGTTGTTTATTATTAAATATTGGTATGCTTCCTAGTAAACAACTATGCCAGAATAGTTCACCGTTTGTACTAATGCCTGGATAACCTGTAGCAGATGTAATATTAGTCCATGAATATCCGTTATATGCCCATGCTGATGATTGCCCTATTAGTACATAAAAACTACCACTAGCACCCAATATTGGCTGAATTACACCTGCTTTAAAGTTAGATGGTGGAGTGGCTAATGTCTTAGACATGTTAAAGCCAACGATTTTATTATTTAATAACCTAAAGTTTGTGCCGTAGGTAAATACTTCAGGCGGTAAATCACAAGGTTCTAAATCAAAATTAACATTTTGCATACCCAAATTATTAATTTTTAATAATGTCATAGCAATTTACCTTGAGTAGCTAATAATAATTGTTGGCTTGTTTGGTTAGCTGAGGTCATCTCGTTTCTAAAGCTTTCAACCGCTGCGCTGGTGCTTCTTTGTTGCATAGAATTTTCTATTGTCAGCATTGGCAACCATGCAATCGAGCAACCGTGTTCGTCCATAACTTCACCTGTGTTTGGATTAGTGCCAACTAACTTGGTGTACCAAGCACAACGATGGATTGCGCCATCTTTTATTTCTTCGCACTTAGCCCCTAAAGGGCATGTTAATACTGTTTTAATTTCCATTAGTTTTTAGAGCAAATAATCATATCAATATATCTTGGTGTCCAGTCAGAAGCACTACCATTTGCTGAAATTGAACCTGATGGCGTACCAGCAGATGCGCCTTGTATATTTGCATAACCAACGCCTGTGCTAATAATATCAATCCTCCCATTTGCTGCGTTACCTTGATAACCGTTAGGAACTGCTCCTTGCGCACCATTACTATGTTGATGTCCTGCATCTGAATGGCTATGCGCTCCCATTGCATTACCAGTAAATGTATGCGTATGGGAAGATACAACATTATTTAAAATAGGCGATGAACTACCACCAACACCATTACCAGCAGTATTAACAACCCTAAGCATACGGTTTGTAGCATTATCAGAAGTATCTTGCGTCCACCCTGTTGGAGCGGCTGCTTGTGCAAAAGGCATCCTTGTTCCAGATGCAAAATAAAAGTTTGTTAGCCCATGCAATGCATTTATTTCTGCCTCAGTTGCTGTAATAGCGGTTGCAAAACCTGATCCAGCAGCACCAGGGAATTGTGCTTTCAATACTGACTTAATCAAACGTAAGTGGTCATCACCTTGATTGACTGGATCAGAGCTTGTTGGGTTTGATGTAATAAAACTTGATATAGTTGAGCCTGTTTCTAAACCCATAATAATTACCCTGGAAAAGTAGTAAGTGAAGTGCCTGACCAAGTAGATTTGGCATCATTTAAAGTAATTTCTGACATGGCTTGCTGAAATCTATTGTCCCATAAAGCTGATGCTTCAGCATCTTTTATGAAGCTATTAATCTCAACTAAAATACCAAACACATACGCATCTGGATTAGACTCAGATAACCAGTTGCTTGTTATGCCAGTTGATAATGGTGGCAATGTTTGAAAGTAATCTATCTCTAGTGAGTGCGTACTATCATAAAATGGTTGCACATGAATATTACCTGAGATAACGGTATAACATGGGAATTGTGTTTCACCATTATTAACCAGATTAGCCATCTGCTCTGGATTAACCTGTAGCAATGTAACCCTGCTCGCTGAGTTAGTTTCATCTATTACTTTAATGGAACGCATAACAGAATAGTTGCTTGGCAATGGATAATATTCAGTTGTAGAAGCCATAGGAGTCTTAGCCCTGCATGACATATCTAATGTCATTAAAGTTCTGTTTATTCTTGCTTCAGCAACTTTTATAAATAAATCTATGCGAGATGTCACCTCTGTGTCCTGCCTATCTGCATAACCTAACGCCAAGTCTACAATTTCTGAATAATTCATTTTAATTCCAAGTTATTGGTGTTGTTGTTTCTTCTGTCCAAACTGCTGTTGCTCCTTCATCTTGACATGTCCATACATCTACTGCACCAAACTCAAATTCCCAATCGCCTAAGAATAATTTATTTTCAGATGTATATCCAATATATGCATAAATACCATTTTCGGCAAGTATTTGAGTATTTATATTGACCATAGCATTACTGCCAATATAATTATAAGAACCATTATTAACATTTAGATATTTAGATTTTAATAAAAATGCTGACTTTCCAATATAAGTATACGATCCATTACTAGCATTTATATTTTTGCTTTTATATTGTATTGCATTTTTACCAACATAATTATATGTTCCATTTGCAACAGATAAATATTTTGATCTAAGTAATGATGATGATTTACCTGTATAACTATAAGTTCCTATTGATGCAGTTATGTATTTAGATTTTAATAATATACTTTGTATTCCCGTATAAGAATATGCTCCATTATTTGCATATTGAATACGATTTGTACCGCCTAGCGATGCAAACGTCGACTGAGCTATAGCTGATATACCAAACATCTATTACTCGTACATTATGTTAATTGAGCCAGCATCGAAAGTGTCTGCGCCGTTTACTGTGGTGATACGAACTCTATCCAATGCTCCACCAAGAGCAGGGCTTGTTCCGCCACCATGAATAGTTCTAGCTGAGGCAGCTCCAGTTTGATTCATTACAGAACTAAATGCCAACGTATTATTTGTTATTAAACTGATAAACGCAATTCCATAATCTGTAAATGCTGCAAAACGAGCATCTTGCATTCCAAATCCACTTGTATAGTTTGATGCTGCAACAACGCTACCTTGAATTGTAGAGCCTGAACTAATATATCCTGAAGTTGTTATAGAGCCAGAGCCAATCTGAATTATTACAGGTGACCCTCCGTTCGTACTTACACCATTAAACATTACAGTAACTCTCTTAACCCAAGACGGTATACCTGTGAAGTCTATAGAAGTACCACTTGTAGATGCTTGGGCTGTTGCTGAAGTTAGTACAGAAGAACCCATAGAACTTACAACCGCACCACTAATAGTTGGTGAAGTTAAAGTCTTATTAGTCAACACATCAGTAGTAGCCTTACCCACTAGCGTATCTGTAGCGACAGGTAGCGTTAAGACTGAAGCCCCTGCAACCGCAGGTGCTTGTAATGTAACCGAACCGCTCGTATCTCCTGCGACT